AGAGTACTTTCTGTGGTTGATAAAAGATATCCTGTTTCTGTCACTCCTGTTGTAGAGAAACCTACACCAGCACCTAAGCCAAAAGCTGAAGTGAAAGTGGAGAAAAAAGATGTCAAATAAATCAAATAAAATATTTCACTGGACTAATACTTTTAAAACTCTAGGCGAAACTGATGATGGCGGTATCGACATCAAAGGTTCTGCAAGTACAAATGCACTAGATAGAGCTGGCGATATAATCGAAGCTGAAGCATGGACAAAAGGTGGATTGGAAAATTTTAAAAATAATCCTGTCTTACTTTTTAATCATGATTACAATAAGCCTATCGGTAAAGCGACTGGTTTAGAAGTTACTAATGAAGGTTTGCAAATAACTGGAAGAATTTCTAAAGCAGCTGGTGAGATTAAAGAATTAGTAAAAGATGGTGTCCTTGGAGCGTTTTCTGTCGGCTTCAGAGTCAAGGATGCAGATTATATGACTGAAACTGATGGATATAAAATAAAGGACGCAGAACTTTTTGAAGTCTCTGTAGTATCAGTACCTTGCAATCAGGGAGCAACATTCTCTGTAGCAAAAGGTTTTGATAACATGGACGACTACAATAAGTTTAAAAAGCAATTTATAAAGGCTACCTCGATAGACTCAGCAGACGCTGTGAAAGTTGAGCAGCCAAGTGGGGAGAAATCCCAAAAAATGGAGACTGATATGTCAGAAGAAAAAATGAATCCTGAAACTTCTCCAGAGTTCGACTTGGACAAATTTGCAAAAGACGCTGCTGAAAAAGCAGTTGCTTCTTATGCAATGAAGCAAGCCGAACTTAAAGCAGCAGAAGAAAAAGCAGAAGCAGAAGCAGTTGAAAAAGCCGCTAAAGTAGAAGCTGAAGAAAAGGCTGTTCAAGAAGCAAAACAGGAAGAACAAAAATCTGTTATTGAAGCAGGTTTGTCAGGCGCCGAAAGACTCATGAATGACGTAGAGAAAAGAGTCAATGAGAAGCATGAAGACTTAGAGTCAGTAGTTAAGAACTTAGAATCTCAACTAGCTGAAAAATCTGAAGAAATCATGAACATCAGAGAATCAAAAAGAATTTTCTCAGACAGAAATGGTCAAGGTGACTGGAAAAAAGCTTTCGAAAACGATATTATTGATGCAAAATTTGCTGGTTTAGCTACTGGTAAAGGTTGGGACAATAAATATGCGAAAAGTACAATGGAAAAAGTTAATGCACATAGTGGTGTTGGCGTTTCTTCAGCAGACTTTGAGCAAGTCGTTTCAACAAATATCGAAAGAGACATTCAGAACGAATTGGTATTAGCACCTCTATTCAGAGAGATTCCAATGACTTCTGCGAATATGATTATTCCAATCTTACCAGATGCAGGGTATGCTGAGTTTACAGCTAACCAAGCAGCAAGTGGTTCTTCACCACATGGTAATTTACAGGAAAGAGGAGACGCTTATAACCCTGGTTCAGCAGGTGGTGTTGACTTAACAGAAAAAACTCTTTCAACTAAAAAACTTATTTCTCAATCATTCTTAGGTAATGAAACAGAAGAAGACGCAATCATGCCAATACTTCCTTTAATTAGAGAGTCAATGGTAAGAGCGCATGCAAGAGCAATCGAAAATGCAATCCTAGTCGGTGACGACGCTGATGGTGCTTTCGGTACAAGTGGTGCTTCATTTGAAGGTTTAGGTCACTTAGCTAGAACAGATGATAGTTCAGGTTCACACTTAACTACATCTACAACAGCATTTGCAAGTGAGTCTTTAACTGCAGCTAATCTATTAGCTATGAGAAAGAAAATGGGCAAATACGGTGTTAATCCAAATGATGTGATTTACATTGTAAACCAAAAAGAGTACTTTAATTTATTAAGTGACGCTGAGTTCCAAGATGCTAACCTAGTTGGCGACATGGCAACTAAGCTATCAGGTGAAATCGGACAAGTGTTCGGTTCAAGAGTTCTTCTAGTAGACGAATTCGCAACACCTGCAGTTAATAAGTTACATGCAATGTGTGTATACACAAGAAACTATGTAATGCCAAGACTTAGAGGCGTAACAATCGAGTCCGATTATCAAGTAGCAGAACAAAGAAGAGTTCTAGTTGCTTCACAAAGACTTGGTTTCACAGACCTAATCGACGGTGCAACATCAGTTCACGCAAGAGCTTACAAAGCATCTTAATGCTTAATGGTTTTGGTGGTTTACCTATAAACCACCAATTTTTAATGAATTATGGCAAATTTAGTAACAATACAGCAATATAAAGACTTCGCGGGAATCAAAGGCCTGAACGAAGATGCAAAGCTTAATGTTATTATTCCTTCCATAAGTCAAGCAGTTAAAACTTATTGTGGAACTAGTTTTGTAGACTTTTTTAATACTGATAAAACTGAGTTCTTTGATATTACTGATGATTCAACTTCTGCAGTAATGGTAGATGAAAGTCCACTTGTAAGTGTTAGCCAAGTACAGGAAAGACAAAGTCAATCTAGTGATTATGTTACTTTGATTACAGAAAATTCAGATTCTAGTGGAAAATATGAGTATATTGTAGACACTGAAATGGATTTAGTAAGAAGAACTACAGCTACAGGAGATAAAGCATTTCCAAGAGGAAGAAAAGCGGTAAAAGTTGTTTATAGGTCAGGATTTTCTAGTACACCTAATGATTTAAAACTTGCTTGTTTTGATTTAATTAAGTACTATTTAAAAGACGAAAGAAAAGAAAGATTAAGTATTGCTGGAGCTTCATTACAGAATCCAGTATCTACTAGTTTAAGAGAGAACATAGATTTTCCAGACCATATAAAAAGAATACTTGACACCTATAAAGTGTATAAGTAATGTCAATAAAATTTAAACATAGCTTTTCTTATAAGACTATTTCTAAAGATACAAGAAAAGGAATATTACTTAATAAGTTAATAAATGAAAATGCGGGCAAATTATATACTACAACTTCTAATGTTAGAAAAACTTTAAACAAAGAATTAGACATTCAAGTAAATACTAATAATGAGTTCTTTATAAGGTTAAGAAAAGCATTTAGACTACTTAATCCAAAAGATGTTGAAGTTATAAAAGAGTATGCAGCTACAGAAACTTTTACAGAATTAAGACTAGCCTTAAATAAATTAAGCACTGCTCTTAAAAAAGCAAAGATGAGTGCTCCAAATGGTTGGGAACATGATCATACTAGTTTTATACCAATAAATGTATCTCTTTCTTTGACTATTGTATTACTAACAGAAGCAATAGTATCTATGGAAAGTGGAAGTACTTTTAGAGATACTACAGTTGGTTCAAATACTGGAATTCCAGTTAAAAATGTAGCAGGATTGAAAAAGTTAGTAAACGAATTAAGAGCACTTAGATTTTTGTCAGAAAACTTAGTAAAATTTTGGCAAGGAGGTAGAAATCCAAAAGCAATTGCAGAAGAAATAAAAGCTCAAGGAAAAATAAATATAAGTGCTTTAAAAGAAAAAGATTTAAGCTTTGGAGACGGTAAAAAAGTTCAAATTAGTACTAGACTAGTTAGTGACCATAAACCAAAAAGTAATAGACAGGGAGCAATTGCTTCTGCTAGAGCAAAAGCCTTAGGAGCAAGTAAAGCTAGTGATATACCTGAAGCAATGCAAAGTTTTGGGGCAGGATTATTAAATGCTATTAAAAAAGCAGGGATTGATAATATAACAGGCTCAAAACCTAGAGGTAAAGCAAGAAGCGAAGCTTTTAGTAAGTTAGCAAAAGGACAAAAACAAAAAAATACAAGGACTAAAAGCACTACTCCAAGGCAAACAGTTAATTATGGAATAAAATATCTTCCAAAAAAATTAACTAATCATCTGATAGATGAAACTGACGAAGAAATTAAAACCGCAGCAGCTTTATTGGGAACAAAAATAAATGCTGCAACTAAAAGTAGAAAGAAAAGTAGAGAAAGCGGAGAGACTCAAAAAGAGTTAAATAAATTAAGAACAAAAATTAATAGAAGATTAAGTGCAAAGATAAGAGAAAATATGGGTAGACCTGCACTAATCAATAGAACAGGAAGATTCTCTAATAGTGCGCAATTATTAAACTTGCAACCTAGAGGAGAGACTCAGATACAAGGAGACTATACATATTTATTATTTCCTTATGCAACTTTTGAAAGAAGTGATCAATGGGATCCAAACTATGACCCAAGACCTTTAATAAAGAAAAGTATAAGACAATTAGCAAATGAATTATCTGAGCAAAAGTTTACATTCTACCTTAGGAGAGTATGATGACTGTTTATAGAACACAGAGAAAAAAGATAGCAGAAGCTTTAGCAAATAAAATTAAAGATATTGACGGAAGTCACCCATTTAATATTAATCTTTTTGAAAATGTAGATAGTTCACTTACTTTTTTAGATGAAATTGAACAATTTCCCAAGGTATGTGTTGTTGCAGGAGACGAAAGCAGACAATATCAACCTGGCGGATTTAAGTGGAGATTTTTATTACTATCAATAAGACTTTATGTACATAGTAATGATGATCCCCAAGAAGAATTAGCATTGTTAATCGAAGATGTTGAAAATATTATTGACGATAATGATGTATTAGTGTATGATGACAGTGTACACCCTAGCGAAGCTACGACATCAGCTACGATACAAAGTATTACAACTGATGAAGGAGTAATCCACCCTATGGGTATTGGAGAAATGCTTGTTGAAATACGATATTAGGAAACGATAACGCTGATTAAAATCACGCGGAGTCCTTTCCAAAGCAATAATAGGAGAAAGCAATGGCTTTAAATCTATCGAGAAATACCAAAGTATTTATAAGCACGGTAAATGGTGTTCATACTAGTGGTGCTGGATTGATACAAGTAGATAATATAACTGGTGGCTCAGGCCACGCAGAAGGTGATGTTATTACTATTGGTACTGGCGCAACTGCTGCAAAAGTGATTGTTACCGATGTTGATGGAAGTGGTGGTGTAACTGCTGTAACATTAACAAACAACGGAAGAGGGCAAGGCAATGCAGGAACAGATAATGCAGATTTAGCACAATCAGCAACTTCAGGTTCTGGCACAGGTTTTGCTGTCAAAGTTGACGGACCAAATACAAAAACAACTACTTTTGATGGTAACAGAACAGCACTCGGCCTATTCAAAGGTAACGAGAGAAATGCAAATACTTTTAAAATTGGTGTATTAGATGGTTATAGTTTTTCCCAAGCAAATGAGAGTACTGATGTAACAATATCAGAAGCTGGTGATACTCCAAATAGGGGCTCAAAGAGATTTAATGACTCTTTAGCACCTGCAGAATGGTCTTTTCAAACTTATGCAAGACCTTTCAAACATGGAGCAGCTAGTTTCAGAGCAAGTGGTACACATGACTTTGCAGAAAATGTTCTTTGGGCAGCACTGTCTGGCCAAACAATGACTACTGCAGATAAAGATGAAAATAGTGGAGGTGGTGCTGGTAAAACCACTAACTCAGGTGTATTTTATAATGGTACAACTGATGCACAAATAAACTTTACATCATCTAATGCTCACGAATTGCTAAAACTACAAATCTATTTTGCACTAGAAAATACAACTTACAGACTAAATGAATGTCAAGTTAACCAAGTAGAGATTGACTTCTCTATTGATGGAATAGCAACCTTAAGTTGGTCTGGTAATGCTACAAGTATTGACCAGCTAACAGCTACAGCCGCAGGAGCTATAGAAGACCCTTCTAAAGCAAATAATGTGTCTGGCTCAGGTGACGGAACTCAAGCTATCGTAACTACTAATGTAGAGAAATTCAACTTTGTTGATGTTAGTGGAACAAACGATGCAGATTATCTTAGAAATAAATTATCAGCATTAACTCTATCTAACTTAATACAAGGTGGAGGTTCTGGATCAGGTGGTTTAGATGCAGTTTCAAATTATGAAATCAATATTATTGGAGGCTCCATTACTATAGCTAACAATATTACTTATCTAACACCAGAAACTCTTGGTATTGTTGACCAACCTATTGGTTCGTTTACAGGAACAAGACAAATATCTGGTACATTAAATTGCTATCTTGATACAAAATCTAATGGTTCGAATGAGCTATTAAAGAACTTATCAGCAGCAACAAACTTAGTTACTAACTCATTTGATATGAGTTTATTTATGGGAGGAGGTTCGTCCGATACACCAATCGTTGAATTTGACCTTCCAAGAGC